GTGCAGTCGCAGAAAAGTTTGATTTCGCCTGCCTATTGACAGTTAATGTAAGATTACCCCAGACTTAAGTTTAATTACCCGTACTGGTCCGGTAGACCAGGGTTCCTTTGGAACGATGATGACTGAGCAAGTTCAAGAAGCCTTAGCGGAAGTAGAATCCGCGCTAGCACCGGAGGTGACGGCCACCACGGAAAATGCACAACATGCGCCGGAGGTCGCTGAACAAGCACCAGAGCAGACTGAGGAAAAGCGTTTTACCCAGGCTGAACTTGATGCGATGATCAGCAAACGCCTTGCAAGAGAGCAACGCAAATGGGAACGGGAACAAAAGCTGAGGGCTGCAACGCCCGATATGCCGTCTGGTGATTTACCCGCGCAAGAACATTTTGCTACGACCGAAGACTATGCGGAAGCACTAGCCGAACGGAAAGCAGCCGAATTACTTGCACGACGTGAAGCAGAAAGACAGCGTGCTGAAGTTCTTGAGGTCTATCACGAGCGCGAAGAAGAAGCGCGTGCGAAGTACGAAGATTTTGAGCAGGTTGCGTACAACCCACGTCTTCCAATCACGACAGTGATGGCCGAGACGATTCAAGCGTCTGATGTTGGGCCAGAGGTGGCGTATTACCTTGGGTCTAATCCGAAAGAAGCTGATCGTATTGCCAAGTTGTCGCCTTTCATGCAGGCAAAAGAAATTGGGAAGATTGAAGCTAAATTAAGCGAAAATCCACCAGTTAAGAAATCGTCGAGCGCCCCAGCGCCGATTCAGCCTGTTACCCCTAGGGGTGGCAACGCAAGAGTTTTAGACACGACTGATCCGCGCTCTATCAAGGAGTTGTCAACGTCAGAGTGGATTGAAGCCGAGCGTCAAAGGCAGATTAAGAAATGGGAAGCTCAAAACCGAATCCGCTAACTTTTTTAACAAGGAATTGTCATGGCAAATAGTCTACTTACCATCGACATGATTACTCGCAAGGCGCTTGAAATCCTTGAGAATAATCTTGTCTTAACCCGCAACGTCAATCGTCAGTACGACGACAGCTTTGCTGTTGAAGGCGCTAAGATTGGTTCAACCCTGCGTATCCGCTTACCGGACCGCGCACTTGTTACCGACGGTGCAGCGCTTCAAGTCCAAAGCGACAACGAGCAGTTCACCACGTTGACCGTTGCGTCGCAAAAGCACATTGGCGTTAACTTTACTTCTGCTGAATTGACTTTGCAGTTGGACGACTTCGCAGAGCGCGTGCTTAAGCCTCGTATTAGCCAGCTTGCTGCTAGCATCGACGCTGACGTTGCTAACTCATACCAGTACATCGGTAACACGGTTGGCACACCTGGTACAACGCCCGCAACCTCGTTGGTTCTGTTGCAAGCACAGCAGAAACTTAACGAGAACGCTGCTGTTATGTCGCCCCGTTACGCTACGGTTAACCCCGCTGCTAACGCTGGTCTGGTTGAAGGCATGAAGGGCTTGTTTAATCCCACCGACACCATCAGCCGCCAGTTTAAGAATGGCATGATGGGTATGGGTGTGCTTGGGTTTGATGAGATCAACATGTCTCAGTCGATCAAGCAGTTCACGACCGGATCGCGTACGGCTACGGGTGGCACGACTTCTGCGGCTGTTACCAGCGAAGGCGCAACCACTATCGCCATTACTGGCGCAGGCGCTAACGCGACGGTTAAGGCTGGCGACGTGTTCACCGTGGCTGACTGCTACGCAGTTAACCCACAGACCCGCGAGTCCACAGGTTCGCTGTTCCAGTTCGTTGTAACGACTGACGTTACGCTTAACGGTTCTGGCGCAGGTAACTTGACGGTTGCTCCGATGTACTCGGCAAGCAACGCGCTCGCAACGGTTAACAGCCTTCCTGCCACCAGCAAAGCTGTCGTGTTTGTCGGCGCTGCATCGTCGCAGTACCCACAAAACCTCGTTTATCACAAAGACGCAATCACTTTCGCTACTGCCGATCTGATGATGCCGCAAGGCGTTGACATGGCGTCGCGTCAGGTTCATAACGGTATTTCGATGCGTATTGTTCGCCAGTACGACATCAACAACGACCGTATGCCCTGCCGTATTGACGTGCTGTACGGCTACAGCGTGATTCGTCCTCAAATGGGCGTTCGTCTCTGGGGCTAATCAACAAGGGGGCTACGGCCCCCTACCAAATTATTTTTTGAAAGGATTTATCATGGCAATTCCTAATGGTGCTGGTGGATACCAGTACAACGACGGTAATACCGGCGAGGCTTTGTTGTTTGTTCAAGGCGCCCCTACTGCGCTTACCGGCGCGGCTACGGTTACAGCGGCTCAACTGGCAAACGGGTTGTTTACGTTTGATGGCACCGCTGGCGCTATGACGCTGCCTACCGTTGCGTTGCTTGAAGATGAAATTTCTTCAGCAGCTAAAGTTAACGCAGCGTTTACGTTTGCAGTTGTCAATATCGATGGTACGGATGCTGTAACCGTGACCGCAGGTACGGGTTGGACAATTGTTGGCACTGCTGCGGTATCAGCCAATACATCGTCGCAGTGGCTCGCCCGCAAGACCGGTGTTGGCACTTGGACGGCTTATCGGATTGCGTAATTGATAGGGGGTTCGCCCCCTATTCTTAAAAGGACAAGCAAATGCCAAACACCAAAGCTGTCGGTGTCGCGTACAGCGATCCCGAATTTGAAAGCGTTGCCGTTACTGGTGCCATTACTGGTGCTTCAGTTGCGGTGACAGGAGCACTAAATGGCACGCAACTGGACTTGAACGCGCCCGTCTCTAAGACGGCTTCGTTTTCTCTAGGCGCGACCGAAAACTTCGTTATTTGTAATGGAGCTTCGGCTAACGTTACGGTTACGTTCCCCACCGCGTCGGCCAATACAGGTCGTGTAGTGTGGATCAAGAACCTGTCGGCTAGCTACACAGTCATTTCGGCGTCGTCGAACGTCAAACCTATTAACTCTGGCACCGCAGGCACAGCAATTCTTGCTGCAACGGCTGGCGCTTGGGCGATGTTGGTTTGTGATGGCACCGATTGGATTGTGATGGCGTCGTAAATCTAAAGGATGGAAGGGGGCTTCGGCCCCCGATTAAATTATGGCTGTCATCTATCTCCACCACCCTACGCATGGTGCTAAAGTTGCAATATCTGACATGGAAGCTGACCGTGACAGAGAGAATGGTTGGGAGGATTACGATCCTAACAAGGTAAACGTTGAGTCTGCGTCGGACGACATTGAGCCTGTTAACGAACTTCAACCTCGTCGCCGCAGCCGTAGGATTCAGGAGACTGAGGTATGACGACCGCTGCTGAAATTATTGATGGTTCTCTTAGACTCTTAGGCGTGTTAGCGGAGGGTGAGACACCTTCTGCGGCAGTCATGCAAGACTCAATCATGGCTATCAATCAGATGATTCAGTCTTGGGATACCGAGCGCCTGTCAGTATTCAGTACGCAGGATCAAGTATTTACTTGGCCCGCCAACGTCATCTCGCGCACGTTAGGACCAACAGGCGATTTTGTGGGTAACCGTCCTATTGAAGTGGACGACGCAACGTACTTCAAAGACCCATCGTCAGGGCTATCGTTTGGTGTTAAGTTGATCAACCAGCAGCAGTACGACGGTATCGCGTTTAAGACGGTGACATCAACGTACCCGCAGGTTCTATGGGTTAACAATACGTTCCCTAACATTGAAATGACCATCTATCCAGTGCCTATCAAAGCGCTGGAGTGGCATATTGTTTCGGTGGAAACGCTCAATGAAGTGTCAAGCGTTGCCACGGATATGTACTTCCCACCTGGCTATTTACGTGCATTTCGGTACAACCTAGCCTGTGAGTTGGCGCCTGAGTTTGGTATTGAGCCTTCGCCTCAAGTGCAGCGTATCGCCATGACAAGCAAACGCAATCTTAAGCGTATCAACTTTCCTGGCGATCTTATGGCGATCCCATACCCGATTGTTGCAACGCGTCAACGCTATAATATTTACGCAAACAATTTCTGATGAAAACGCCGATTCTAGGCTCGTCTTACGTTGCACGGTCCGTCAACGCAGCCGATGCGAGGATGGTCAATTTGTTTCCCGAAGTTGTGCCAGAGGGCGGCAAAGAACCCGCGTTTCTTCAGCGCTGCCCTGGTTTACTGAAACTAGCAACGATCGGCAACGGCCCTATTCGTGGGCTATGGACTTTTTCTTCTGATAACAGTACCGCGTTTGTTGTTTCAGGTAACAGCCTGTACAAGATCAATACGAGCTACACCGCCACGCTATTAGGCGCTATTGCAGGCACTGGCCCTGTTAGCATGGCAGATAACGGGACGCAGCTATTCATAGCGGCTAATGGCCCAAGTTACATCTACAACAACCTCACCAGTACGTTCGCGCAGATTTTAGATGTAGATTTTCCTGGCGCAGTGACGGTTGGCTATCTTGACGGCTACTTTGTTTTTAACGAGCCTAACAGCCAACGCATTTGGGTCACGCAACTACTTGATGGTACGTCGATCGATCCGCTTGATTTTGCCAGCGCCGAAGGATCGCCCGATGGCGTAGTGGGGCTTATTGTTGACCATCGAGAAGTGTGGGTCTACGGCACAGGTACGGTTGAAGTTTGGTACGACACAGGATCATCAGACTTTCCGCTTCAGCGCATCCAAGGCGCGTTTAACGAGATCGGTTGTATATCTGCCTACACCATCGCCAAGATGGACAACGGTTTGTTTTGGTTGGGCGCAGATGCTCGCGGGCAAGGTATCGTCTACCGCGCTAATGGCTACACCGGCCAGCGCATCAGCACGCACGCTGTCGAGTGGCAAATCCAGCAGTACGGCAACTTAACGGATGCCATCGCGTACACCTATCAGCAAGACGGCCATAGTTTTTACGTCTTAACCTTCCCCAGCGCCAACGCAACATGGGTCTATGATGTCGCAACAGGCGCATGGCATGAACGGGCTGGCTGGAACAATGGATCGTTTACGCGTCATCGCAGCAACTGTCAGATGGCGTTTAATACTAAGATTGTCGTTGGCGACTACGAAAACGGCAATATCTACGCGTTTGACTTAGATACTTACGCCGATAACGGTCAGACGCAGAAGTGGTTGAGGTCGTGGCGAGCGCTGCCAACAGGTCAGAACAATCTAAAGCGCACCGCGCAGCACTCCATGCAGATCGACATCGAGTCGGGTGTCGGCCTAAACGGTGTTCCTTTGCAAGACATGTACTTGACCACGGATGTCATAGAGGCTAACAACTATTTTCTACTGTCTGAAGGTGGCGACTCCATCATCGACGAAGACACGTCTGTGGAGTCCATCTACATCACTACCGACATCATTGAGCCTAACAATTACTTCTTAGTCTCTGAAGACGGCGCTTACTTTATTGATGAAGAGATGGACGGCGTACAAGGTGCTGACCCAGAGGTCATGCTGCGCTGGTCAGATGACGGTGGACATACGTGGTCGAATTACCGCACCGCGTCAATTGGCAAGATCGGTGAATATTACCGTCGCGTATGGTTCCGTAGGCTCGGTATGACGCTCCAGTTGCGCGACCGCGTATACGAACTATCGATGACTGATCCCGTGAAGACAGCGCTTATGGGCGCAGAACTCTTGATCAGCCCCACCAATGCCTAATCCTAGCGCCACGCCGACACCGATCACGCCACCGCGTGTGCCGTTCTTCGACGCACGTACAGGGCTGATCGACCGCGCCTGGTATCAGTTTTTTCTATCGTTGTACCGCATATCCGATACGGCGGCTAATGATGGGATTGCTAGCTTAGGGCTAGAGTCCCTTGTAGCGTCCTATGACGCTGCGCTCCAAGCGCTTGACCAAGACGTGCATACGCAGCCGCCTAGTGAGCTTGGCTCGTTACAGCAACAAATTGATGAGTTGCGTCAGAAGTTAGAAACGCAGCCTGAGCACTTGATCAACGAGATCGCGCAACTACAAAGTCAGATTCAAGCCCTACAAGTAACGCCGCCGCCAAGAGAGTTTAAGCGGTCAAGATACGGTCAGTTTTATGACACTACATCTCAAACAGCGGCTGCTATCAACACACCTTACGCGATCACTTTTGATACCACGGACGTTAGCAATGGCGTTTATATAGGGTCGCCCACATCAAGAGTTTACGTCGATGAGCGCGGCATCTATAATTTTTTGTTCAGTATTCAGCTTGACAAAACAACGGGTGGTACAGGTATCTTTTGGGTATGGCCTCGAATTAACGGCGTTGACGTGCCTAACAGCAACAGCCAACTACGTTTGCAAGGCAATAATTCTGAACAACTTGCTACTATTGGGTACTTTTTTCCGCTTAACGCGGGCGATTACGTTGAGGTTATGTACGCGGTGGATGATGTGACGGTGGTGGTGCAAGCCTTTGCGTCGTCTGCGTTCTATCCGGCTGTGCCGAGCATTATTCTTACTGTTAGCAATAACATTGAAGGGGTCCAATAATGGCAGTCACTGTTAAAGTGCTCGTTCCGGCCAAGACGGTCGAATCGTCACAAACCACGCAATATACCGCAACAGGTGTGACGGCGATTATTGATAAGTTTACGGCCACTAACTACAGCGCCAGCGCTGCAACGATCAGCGTCAACCTTGTCACAGCCGCAGGCTCGGCGGGTAACACGAACTTGATCACGAAGACCAAGACGCTTCAGGCGTCGGAAGTCTATACGTTCCCTGAGTTGGTCGGTCAGGTGCTTGGCGCAGGTGATTTCATTAGCACCATCGCTGGCACAGGTAGCGCCATCAATATGCGCGTCAGTGGGCGAGAAGTAACCTAATGATCCACCATCACTTCAGCGCAGGCGTATAAAGGAGAGAATTATGGCTGCATGGATGTTACCCGCAGCAATTATAGGTAGCGCACTCTTTGGTGCCAGTTCATCTAAGAAAGCCGCTAGCACACAAGCTGACGCGGCTAATCGCGCTGCTGACTTGCAGATGCAGCAGTTTGAGCGTCAGGTTGAGCTGCAAGAGCCTTGGCGTCAGGCGGGCATTACCGCGCTCAACAAACTAACGCCGCTTGCGACTGAATATACGCCGTTTGGGATGGAGCAGTTTCAGCAAGACCCAGGTTACGCGTTTCGTATGCAAGAAGGTATGAAAGCGTTAGAGCGATCAGCCGCAGCACGAGGTGGCTTGTTGTCAGGTGGCATGTTAAGAGGTGCCCAACGATACGGTCAAGACCTAGCTTCGCAGGAGTACATGAACGCGTTTAACCGTTATCAGGCAGAGCGTAACGCCCGTCTTAACCCACTGCAATCGTTGGCTGGTGTCGGCCAGACGGCGACGAATCAACTAGGCCAAGCAGGTCAAGCGATGGCAAGCAACGTCGGTCAGGCACTGGGCGCAGCCGCTCAGGCAAGAGCGTCAGGGTACGTGGGCGGCGCGAACGCACTGACACAAGGTCTTGGTACGTATTTGAATTATCAGCAGGGCCAGAACTTTTTGAACGCCTTGCGCCCACAAGAAGCAGCAACACCTGCGCCTATCTATGAAGGTGGGTATTATTCTCAAGGTTATGGAGGCTAATTATGGCCCTCGTTGATCCAAACATTGCACTGTCTTATAGAGGTATCCAACTGCAAGACCCGTTGGAGCAGTACAGCAAGGCGTCTGCGGCGCAGTTTAACGCGCTTAAGATGGATGAGATTATGCGAGAGCGCGACGCGTTGTCGCAGATTCAATCGTCAATTACGGCTAAAGGTGGACCACCTGATTTAAGAGTTGCTGCTGAAGCAATGTTTAAGACGGGCAGACCTGAGTTTGTAAAGACAGCGATTTCTATATTTGAAAAGTTAGATAACCAAAAGAGATACGAAGACTACTTACGTCAAACAGAAGGTGCACCTAGCCCTGCGCCCGCACCAACCCTAACCGCTGCACCTGTAAACGCGCTAGCGCCTTCAGCCGCTGCTGCTCCCGCGCCAGCACCTGTAAACGCCTTAGCTGCACCTGTTGCAACCTCTGCGCCTGCCCCTGCCGCTACCTTAACAGTAAGCCCAACAGTTAGAGAATTACAAAACCGTTTTCGACAAGTAGTCAATATTGACTCACCAGCAGCTAGAGCGGAAGCACAACTAATAAAAACGCAAATTGAAAACGCTTTACGCATAGAATCAGCAGAAAGAATGTTAACCCCAGGACAAGAAGAGCAAAAAATACGTATTGCTCAAGCAAGTAGACCTGATCGACTGTTAACGCCAGAAGAAGAGGCGCAAAAAATACGTGTGGCAACGGCTAGTAGACCAGATCGACTACTAACACCGGAAGAAGAAGCGCAAAAGGTACGTATAGCCGCCATGACGCGTCCTGTGCAAAATATCAATTTACCTCC